GCTCGTCGATTTCATCGCCGCCAACGGCGCCAAGATTAACCAGACGCCCGCCGGCAATGCCATGCTCAACCGAGCAAAGGCCAACCTCACCGAGGCCCGCGCGGCCGCCACCCCCCCTTCCGATCACGCCGACAATAGGGAGCGGCGCCGTCGGCCCCTGTCCGTTTCTCCCGTATCACCCACGCCCTAACGGGCAAATCCCGAAGAAATAACATGAACGCTCAAAAAATCAGAGAGCTGAACGAAAAACGGGGCGCGGCCTACAAGGATCTCGTCGCCCTTTCAGATAAAACCAGCTTCACCGCTGACGAAACCACCCGGTATAACGGTCTCGAGACCGAGATCCGCGGCATCGACGAAGCCCTCGTCCGCAACGCCACAGCCATGTCGCTCGCCCGCCCGGAGCCTGTCTTGACGTCCGGCGAAGAGCGCGACGTCGCTCGCTTCGACATCGGTACCGCGCTCCGCTCGCTGATCGCCAACAAGGCGCTCACCGGCATCGAGCGCGAGCTCGTTGACGAGGGCCAGAAGGAAGCCCGCTCCGCTGGCATCTCCTCCGGCTCCGGCCTGACTCTCCCCCGGATGCTCGTCCGCCGCGGCGGCGAAGCCCGTGCCGCCATGAGCGCCACCGGCACCACCTCCGTCACGCTTGACCAAGGTGGCATGACGATCGCCACGAACAAGCAGGGCCTGCTCGACGATTTCTACAATTCCTCGATCTTGCGCGTCAATGGCGCGACCGTCCTCGAGGGTTTAGTCGGAAATCTCGACATCCCCCGCTTGCTCAAGGCGACCGATCCAGCAAAGAAAACGGAAAACGCGGCCGCCGACTCCGCCAACCCGACGACCTCCATGCTCTCCCTCGTCCCCAAGCGCCTCCCGGCCTATGTGGACATCGGCGAGCAGTTGCTCAACCAGAGCTCGAGCGCCATCGAGACCGTCATCCGGCGCAATTTGACGGCCCAGCTCTCCTCTATCCAGGAGAAGGCCTTCTTCCACGGCGGCGGCACCAGCGAGGCCAACGGCATCGCCGGCACCTCCGGCATCGGCTCCGTCGTCGGCGGCACCAACGGCCTCGCGCCCACTTGGAGCCAAGTGGTTTCCCTCGAGTCAAAAGTGGACCAGGCCAACGCCCTCCTCGGCGTGCCTCGCTACTTCATCAACGGCAAGACCAAGGCGCAGCTCAAGACCACCCTCAAGAACAGCGCCACCGGCACCGACTCAAACTACATCATCTCGGACATGAACCCCGGGATCTTCAACGGCTACCAGTACGCCTACACCAACGCCATCTCGAGCGCTCTGACGAAGGGATCCGCCAGCACCTGCTCGGCGATCTTCTTCGGCAATCCCGCCGACTACTGGATCGGCTACTGGGGCGGCCTGACTCTCGAGATCTTGCGCGACTCGAGCAACGCGATCACCGGCCAATACCGGCTCGCCGCGGCGGTGTATTACGACGGCGGCGTCGTCCGCGCGCAATCGTTCAGCGCCATGCTGGACGCTCTTACGCCTAACGCCTAACGCCGGCGACTTCGCCACGCCTTCGCCTGGACAGCCAGGCGAGGGCCTACGAAGTCTCTGTCTTATGAAGCTCATCTCATCATCCGACATTTTCGTCCACGGATCCCCGATTGCGGCGGGCATCCCGTTTGACGCTTCCGATCGCGAAGCCCGCGATCTGGCCTTCGTCGCGCGCCTCGCAACGCCCGAAGAGATCGAAGCCTCCGAAGACAACGACGCGACCAGGTCCGCCAACGAGGCGGCCGACCGCCGTAACTCCGGCACGGCCTCCCTAGCGTCTCGAGAGCGCGAAACGGCCGCGGTCTCAAGACCTACACAAACAAAGGCCAAGGCCTCAAAATAATTTTCCGCCGTGAACCTCAACACCATTTTCCGGGGGCCAGCTACGATCGACCCGCCGCGGCTCACGCTCGTCACGGCGCCGGCCGTCGAGCCTTGGACAAGCACCGATCCAGAGGTCCAGCAGGCGCTCCGCCTGGATAGCGACGCCGATGCCGATTACGTCAATCTCGTCCTGAAGTCGGCCCGGCGTTATTGGGAGCGGATCACCGGCCTCTGCCTGATTAACCAGACGTGGAAAGTCTCCAACGACGACATCCCCGTCCGCCAAGGCCAGTTCGGCCTCGAGTATGGTCTTGCGCCGTCCATGTCGCGCTTTACGGGCGCCGCAGCCGGCCGCGAGATTCAGTTCGCGAGGGCTCCACTTCAGAGCGTCTCGTCGTTTACCTATCTGGACGAAGCCGGAGCGACGCAGACCTTTGCCTCGACCAACTACACGGTCGGCAACGTCGGCGTCCAGACCGCTTTTGGCCGCCTCTGGCTAAACCAGGATGCGAGCTGGCCCGCGACCGGATCTTTCCCCGGCTCGATCAAGATCACCTTTGTCGCCGGCTTCGGCGCCGCCGCCACAGACATCCCCGACGAGATCCGCTTGGCGCTCCTCTACATCGCGGCGCATTGGTACGAAAACCGCCTCCCTGTGACCGGAGACGGCGTCGCCGAGCTACCTCACCACCTTGACGCCCTTATCGCGTCGCACCGAATTGCATTTATCGCCTGACCATGGCCATCCAATACAACAACGCCGCGCGTCGCCAGGCAGTCTCCACCGATCCGGGACGGCTCGATCGGCGGATCACCGTTCAATATGCCATCCCGGTCCGCGATACCTCCGGCGGCCAGTCTCTCGATTGGTGCGACGCGGCGACCGTCTGGGCGTCGCTCTCCTTCCTTCGCGGCAATCGCCTTTACGCGGCCGACAAGAAAAGTTTTGAGAGCCTTGTCACTTACCGGATCCGCCACCGCGGCGACGTCGAAACCGGGATGCGGCTGATCCATGGCGACGACGTCTTCGAGATCGTCGCAGTCGAGCAACTCGGCCGGCGTCATTTCCTTGAGCTGACTTGTCGCGCCATCGACCAGACGGTTGGCGACAACCAAAACGAGCTCGATCTCGGCGACGGCGTCACGCTCTTCGGTCTAGGTGACAACCTCACAAATCTTAACCGGGGAGGAGCCATCGCAGCATGAGCGAACACCTATCACAACAAACAGCGATCGCGGGAGCCTCTACAGCCCGCACCGATCTTTTTTACACCTGGAACGTCGCCAGCTCCGGCAAAGCTCGCTCAAAAAAGATAACTCGAGACGAGCTTCTCCGGTCCCTCGCCGAATCGGCGCGCCTGGGCATTTCGAAGTACATCGTGCCATTCCTCCCTCAGATCGCCGGCCTCACCGGCGGCGGCGGCACTAAACTCGATGGCCTGCTCGACGGCCTGACCGTCGCCGAAGTCGAGATCCCGTTCGCGGTCGATATTTCCGTTTCCGACAACGATCAACGATGGAAACTCCGCGCCAATGCCGGCGGCGAGATCGCCAACGGATCTACTCTTATCCAGCCCGTCAACACGGCCTTTGCTTCGTATATTTTTAAAAAGATCCGCTAACAAAAAAATCCGCTAACTTAATTCATCCATGGCCTCTATAAGATTTATTCGAGGGACCGCCGTAGCCGGCACAGGTTACGCCAGTCTATCCACTCTGTCGCTCAGTTATCCCGCCGCCTTTGCAATGGTCGCGCAAGGCTGCGCCCAATGGTCGGCAGCGACCTCAACAAGCCAGCCGCTTCCCCAATCTGAAAACCGGCAATTTATCGCCGCTGTCACGACGGTCGCCGCAACGGCCGTCGTCGGTCTGGCCAGCTACACATCTGGGGACATCACCACTGGATCCATTTTCGACGTTTTTGCATCTAACCTGAAGACCTTCCAACTCCAGGACGCGACCGGCCTTACGGCGGACGGCTCCAGTGTCATTTCCCCGCCTGACTTTGACGCCACCGGCAACAACCGCTTTTTGGTTCAAATCGCATAAGCTATGAAAAACACATTCTCACTTTTCCTGCTTGTAGCGCTGGCCTACGGGCAAACGGCCTACGGCCAAACGGCAAACGTCCAAAAATCGCTCGCGACCGCGACGCTCAACCAAATCTCCGGCGATCTTACGTTTGGCAGCGGAAAGACGCTGACCATGCAGAGTGGGTCAACGCTATATGCCCAATCCCTCACCGCCACAGGCACCAACAACAACATCACGCTGACGCCGAGCGGGACGGGAGGGGTGTTGTTTCCTGACGGCTCGGCAAGCTCGCCCGCAATAGCCTTTGTCGCTGCTGGTGGGCCACTCGGACTATACCGCACCGGCAATAGCATCAACTTTTCATCCACCGGAACGCGGGTGTTTTATGTCAGTACCCAAGGGATCACCGTAAACGGTTCCGATAGTCTCGGCTCCGCATCAAGCCCACTAATCGCGATCAGCGCGGCGGGTACCACCGGATTTTTTCAGACGGCGGCTGGTTCCATCGGTATCAGCAACGTCGGCATTTTGACCCTCACCCTCGACTCATCGCAGAAAGCGACTTTTGCGGGCGCGGTTCGGTTCAGCACATACGGCGCTGGCAGTGCGACATTTGACTCAGCCGGCAACATTACGAGCGTGTCAGATGCGCGCATGAAGAACATCACCGGACCCTTCACCAAGGGCCTTGCCGAAATCGTCAAACTCAACCCCAAGCTCTACACTTGGAAACCTGAGACAGGCCTAGTAAGCGACGACGTCGTCGCATCGCTTATTGCCCAAGACATCATCGCCGCCGGACTCCCTGAAGCCGTCACGACTTATCGCACAGTGCCCGTGATGGAAGACGACGTGCAATCCGCCGAGGACATCGCCGCAGGCAAGCCGATCACCCAACACGCAAAACTCGACGCAGACGGCAAAGCCGTGACCAAGCGCATTGACGCCAACTACTCAGTCTCCGATCGCACAGTTATCGCCGCCCTCGTCAACGCGGTGAAAGAACTGAAGGCCGAAATCGACGCGCTAAAGGCAAGATAACTTGTGAATATATTCGATCGACTCTTCGGCACGCGCAAGCCGGCCCCCTCTACCGGCCGCAACTTGTCGCGCGCCGAGGTTCAGGCCGCGGTTGGATCGTTCGGTTATTTTTCAGACGACGTTTACGCCGAGGTCTCTAGCGCCTGGCTCCATTCTTTTTATGACGATTACCGCAAAGTCTTGTTTAACCAGGGCGTCACAAAGTGGGACCCAACTTTTGACTGCGACAACTTCGTCACCTTTTTCGTCGCGCTCGCCAACGTGCGCTTCTTTTCAG